CATATACAAATAAACTAATAACCAAGTGTGTTAAAATAAGAAAAGAATTGAAACCATAATAAATACACCTAATAGATATATGGCTATAAATATAGATATAAATGATAGGGGGCGGGGATAGGCATAGTGAGTGGGGGAATGCGTTGAGGGGAGTCCACATACAGAAAATAGGTAATTTGAAAACATTTATCAATTAAACTATAATAAATATATGAAATGGAATATATATAATTCACTTAATATATCACCTTGCCATAAGGTGGGTTGTTATGGTGTTAAGTATAATTATAGGGGGATAAAGAGAGATTTTGGGATATGTGGGAAGTGTTATGGGGAGGTTGGAGATCCGATATTTACTACAAAGGTTAATTTTATTAGGAAAATAATAATCTTACATAGAATATTTAATGCCATCAAGACGTCAAAAAAGTGTAAGAAATAGCCCAAAGCGGAAACATAGGGAGCATAGATCAAATAAGACTCGACAACTTCAATATCGACATTTTAGGGATGCGAGACTTATGAAAGATGGAGTATATAAAAGACAAAAATATGATGAAAACAATATTGAAGAATAATATATTTACTTGTAGCAGTTGTTTTCGTACTTTTGTATTGAAAAATAATGTTTGCTTTGATTCTGAAACGGATGCTTTATTGTGTCATATTTGTTGTGAGTTTTTTAATTTAATGAAAGATGAAGAAAACTGAACAAAAAACAATATCAGACGAGAGACTTCAAGAGAAGATAGATTGGTTTCCTCATCCTAATCAAGCTGAAGTTATACGTGTAGTTGGGACTCTACGGATAGTTACGCTGTGTTGTGGTCGTAGATGGGGTAAATCGGCTTTATGTGCCTATATAGCCCTTAAGGCGCTTCTGAAGGACAATCAGAACGTTTGGATAGTTGCACCATCTTACGATTTGACGCAGAAAGTGTTTAATTATTTAGTGAGATGGTTTGCGATAGTAGCCCCCTCTCAAGTAAAAGGTATAACTAATCGTCCTGTACCGAAGATCACTACTGCTCGTGGTGCTATATTGGAATGTAAATCAGCAGAAAACCCGACTTCTTTATTGGGAGAAGAACTTGATTTAATGATAGTGGATGAAGCCGCGCCAATAAATAGGAGAGTTTGGGAACAGTTCCTCTTTCCGACACTTGCCTCCCGACAAGGGAAGGTAATTTTTATCTCCACTCCTACTGGTAGAGGTACTTGGTTTCACGAAGAGTATGTAAAAGCAGAGAAATTGGGGGGAGCTTTTAAATTTAATTCTAAAGATAATCCTCACTTTCCAATCGAGGAATGGGATCGTGCAAAAGAAAACCTCCCTGATCACGTTTTTAGGCAGGAATATCAAGCAGAATTCCTTGACGATACTTCATCTGTGTTTCGTGGTGTTTTGGAGATAATTAAAGAAAATATCTCAAAAGATGTGCAGAAAGGACGGCATTACGTTATGGGGGTGGATTTGGCGAAATATAGGGACTTTACTGTTTTAACTGTTATTGACAAAACTTCAAATACTGTTGTATTTATAGATCGCTTTAAGGACATAGATTGGAATTTACAAAAGGAGCGTATCAAAAATGTCGCAAAGCGATATAATAATGCTCGTATTTATATTGACTCTACGGGAGTTGGCGATCCTATAACGGACGATTTAAGGAGGGAGGGACTTATGGTAGATGATATGAAATATACCAATAAATCAAAACAACAACTTATTGAGAAGCTCTCAATATGGATAGAACAAAAGAGAATTATCATTCCTAAACATCCTCAACTTATTCAAGAGCTTGAAATTTTTGGTTATCAAATGACTGAAACTGGAACTATGACGTATGGCGCACCACGCGGATCACACGATGATTGTGTCAATTCCCTAATGCTCGCAGTATTCTCTTTACAGGTCGAAGCGTCCGGAGAAACAATTTTACAAAAAGAAATTAAAAAAGGTATGTTACAACGCAAAAGGTCATTTGTATAGTTATCCACACCTTGACCTTTTGTCCTTTACAATTTTGTCTTTTATAAATACAATAAAAATAATGGCGAATGATGCGGGAAAAAATTTAATAACAACAATCACCAATGAGAAAGGTGAGTACGAAAAAAAGCAACTTGAGTTCGCTCCCTCTTTTGCGCGTACTACTCCGAATATTATTTCTCTTATTGATATGTATTGGGTTGATAAATTTCAAGGTGGAGATGTAGATGAGAATGGTTGGAAGAGAGCTTTTTATAATGTAATTGAAAATCCAACACTTGTCGCATCAAAGCAAATTGATTTAGATACAAAAGACATTCGAATAAAAGCAAGTGATGGAAAATCTTTTTATCCATCTTGGATTTATACTCGTGATTTAAATTTATGGATGAAGAAAAGAAATTTTGGAATGATTTTAAATGAATTTATTTACTCACTTCCAAAATATGGTTTTATAATTGCAAAAAAAGCTGATGGTAATAAAGTTTTTAATGTTCATCCAGCATCAATAGTTTTTGAAGCAGATGCAAAAGATTTAGAAACATCACGTTACATTACTGCCGAACATAAAATGGCAGAACATCAGTTAGAAGAAATGATTGGTACTTGGAAGAATGTTAAAATTGCAATAAATGAAGCGCGAATGGAAACTACAAAGCGAATAAAAGTTTTCGAAAGATACGGACAACATCCTGATTTTAAAGATACTAATTACCAAATTGTTACAGAGAAAGGAACTGTTTTACATACTGATAAAAAAGAATTAAAAGATTTATATAGAATGTTGAAGTGGGATAATATTCGAGGACGACTTGCAGGACGTGGTGTTGTTGAAAAACTTTTTGAAGCGCAAATAAATAGAAATAGAGTTGAAGATTTTAAAAATACAGGACTTGATTGGACATCTAAAATTATTTTCCAATCAAAAGATACTTCGTTCTTGCGTAATCTTTTGACTGATGTTGAAAATGGAGAAGTGCTTACATCATCAGAACCATTAACTCAAGTAAATAATCAAGAAAAAAATCTTCCTGCTTACAGAGACTTTACTCAAGAATGGGATAAAAATATTAAAGAAAGAACTTTTGCTTATCCTGAAGTTTCAGGAGAACGCCCTCCTGCCGGTACCCCACTCGGCACAACACAAGCAACACTCGCACAAGCTGGTGGCTTTTATGATATGAAACGTGAAGAACTTGGAATCTTTATTAAAGGGATTATTACCGACTGGATTATTCCTGAATTTAAAAAAGAAAGACGATTAGAACATAAACTTATGCTTGGAGAATTTGATGAAGATGAAATTACAAAGATTAGAGGAGTATTCCAAACTCGTGAAGTAAATAAACAAATAATGAATTACATTTCAAAGAATGGAAAGATGCCTGATGAACAAACTGTTGAACTTATAAAAGCAACAACAGCAGAAACTTTGAAGAAACAAAAAGAACTTATAATTCCAAAAGGTTACTACGATAATGTTCAGGAAAATGCAGATGTAATTATTACAAATGAAATGGTAGATGTTGCTGCTAAACTGACAACCTATCAAACAGTATTTACAATGCTTTCACAAAATCCACAGATGCTTGATGACCCTCGATCACGAAGATTATTCAATCGCTGGATGGATCTTGGAGGACTTAATCCTATTGAAGCAGGAACAGTTGATACTGACCCCCCAACAGTAGAAAGTGCTGTAACTGGTGCTTCTGCAAATCGTGGAAGCGCACCTCGACCGTCTCCAGTTAGAGGAAATGTTAGAGGCACTTCACAAGCTGTGGTATAGTTATCAACATATATGAAATTGACACACGAGGAAAAAACTTTTATATATAATAATAGGCATATCCTTATACCACTCTTGGAAAAGAGACGAACAACACTAAATGAAGATATTATAGGAATGAAGCAAGGAATGGAAAGGGATACGCATATTTTACTTTCGAGAGATATGAAAGCGTGGATGATCTTAATTAAACAGATCGAAGCTGAACGACAGCCGACCAGTAAGAAAAACTCAATTTAGTTTCAATGTTTTTGAAATCGAGTAAGAGGTCTCGTAAAACCTCAAGGTCGTTTTAGCCATATTTTATGACGTAATTCAAAATATGAGTGTAGAAATAGATTTACCACCAACAATGGATGAGGCAGGTACAGAAAGTCCTGCACCAACTCAACCAGATGCGGTAGATGGACAACCTCCAGTCCCGCCAAAAAATGAGGACGGAAAACCAAAAGATCCTGATCCCAAATACTTTGATGAAGGAAATCCCGGTTATATTCGGATGAAAAATGCCGAAAAAGCCGAGAAAGAAGCGAAAGCTGAAAACAAAAAGTATAAGGAACAGTTTGGGGATTTGAAACCTGAAAGCTCTCCCGCACCTTCAGGTGATAATCAATCTCCTGCAAGTGATCCTATCAATCTCGCCAAGACAGTTAATGCCTTACGCGAATACTCCGCAGAGGAGTTGGATCATCTTCAAGTCCTTGCAAAAGGAATGGAGATTACTCCGGCAGAAGCCAGTAAGTCTGATGCCTTCAAGACTTTCGTTATGGCTCATAGGGAGAAGGTCGTTAAGGATAATGCAACACCCGCGCCATCTTCCGGAGCAGATTCCGTTATTGATAAGACACCCGAAGAAATTGGGAATATGTCTGATCAGGAATTTGCAAAGTATGAGAAAGACAAGCTTTCTCAAAAAGATAGCAAAGGTGTATAAATACTTTGGCTACTCAAACATTCACGGCGTTTACGCCTGAAATTTGGAGTCCGAGAATAAACTTCTTCTTTGAACAGAAGTTAGTTGCAGCTCCTTTTTTTGCAGACTATTCAGGTGATGTAGCAGGGGGCGGTGATATCATTCATATTCCTAATGTTGCTGATAGCTTCACAGCATCCGACATTAAGACTACGACTGGTGCAGTTACCGCAACAAACCTCTCTGACACTAATACTAACCTTACGGTTAATAAGTGGAAGGGCGCTTCATACGATCTCACTGACTTTCAGTGGGCGCAAGTTATGAAGTCGGCTAACATCAAGGGCAGTTATGCACGCGCAATAGCATACCGACTCGCTAAACAGTATGATACCGATCTTCTCGCGGAGATTGATAATCAGACAAACTCTGTTGGTGCTTCCGGTACTTCACTATTGGCTACAACTTTAGAAAAGGCATTTGGAATTTTGAGTTCAAACTCAATTCCAAAAGAAGAATGTGTATTCTTCTGTCATCCTAAAGTGTACTGGAATGATATAATGACAATTCAGAAGTATTATGATGCTTCTCAATTTGGTCGTCCATCACTTCCAAAAGGCGTTCACGATATGCTTTATGGTGTACCTGTTGTTCTTACTGCTAATACGCCCGCTCCGGCATCAAGTGGATTTTCATCCGCAATTTTGCACACAAGAGCGTTAGTCCACGCGAAAGCAGCACTTCAGGGTGCTACTTCAAATGGTATTCGTATTCAGGAGAAAGACTCCGAAAGTCTCAAAAAAGTTGTCATTGGAGACCTCGCCTATGGCGTGGCAACTCTCAATGCTAAAGCAGGAGTAAAGATTCTCGCGGCAGGCGATACTTCCTAAATTTCAGCTTTAACGCTTTTATCCGCCCTCCATCTCGTAGGGCGGAGTCGGTAGGTTTATACGAGATCCGACTCCGCAACACGAGATTTAATCTTAAATTCTAATGAAGATAAAATACTTGGGAAATTTTGGAAATGTTTTTAGCGATTCGACAGAGGAACATATTAAATATGCCTTCGAACAACTCGGACACGAAGTAGTGGTTTTTAACGAGAAAGAATTTGATTTGGAAGCAATAGTGGCAGAGCCAGCAGATCTATTTCTATTCCACAAAGGAGGTCAAAATACTGGCATTGAACTTCCTCAAATAGTTGAGTTATTGAATAAAATAACTTGTCCTAAAATCTTTTGGTATTTCGATAAGATTGATAGAGGACAGCGTGAAACTTGGTTGCGCGCTCTCTTACCCTTTACAGATTGGGGGTTTATAACTGACGGCGGTTGGATACGGCGAAACAACTATAACAATATTTCTCAAGTTATGCAGGGAGTTGGAAATGAAGATATGAAGCTTGGGAAATTCAATGAAAAGTATGCCCACGATGTTGTATTCTTAGGGTCAATCTATGGAGATAGAATAAACTTTGTTGAAGGTTTGAAAGCTGTTTATGGAGACAGGTTTAAACTCTATAATAATGTATTTGGTCGAGAACTCTACGATCTTTGTGCAACAGCGAAGGTTATAGTAGCTCCACGCTCTATCCAAAACGATTTTTACTGGTCGTCTCGTGTTTATATGATGCTCGGATCAGGAGGTTTTCTTATTCATCCAAAACTTGAAGGAATGAAAAAGGAATTTACTGATGGAAAGCATCTTGTCTATTATCTGAATGGACTTGATTTTAAAGAGAAAATTGATTATTACCTTGAACACAAAAAAGAGCGAAAGAAAATCCAAAAGGCAGGATATGAACTTGTAACTTCTAAATATACTTATCAAGATAGAGTTGTGGAGATTTTAAAAAAATTAGAAGATGAACAAATACTCAAAACCAGTAAATAAAGATGAATTTTGGGAAATTCGTTTAAATGCAGGAGTTAAATTAGGCAGACTTCACATTGCGGTTTATGATACTGATCCTGATGATTGGGAAAGAATTGGTAAAGCTCATCAGAAACTTCTTTCTGAATATGGAGTGGAGGGACAGGTACTTGATGCTGGTTGTGGTTATGGTCGATTATCGGAGTGGATACAAGGTGATTATGTGGGAGTTGATTTATCCTTTGCCTTTATAGAAAAAGCACGTGAACTTTATCCTAATAAAACTTTCTTCAAAAGAGACCTTAAGAAACTTGAATTTGATGATAAAGTTTTTAATTGGGCAGTATGTATCTCAATGAAGCGAATGATTATTGATAATCTTGGTTGGGAGGAATGGGGGAAAATTGAGGAAGAACTCCGGCGTGTATCTAAAAATATACTTATATTAGAATATTCAAGTCCATTTGATCACGAAGTAATAAGAACTATATGAAAATAGCATTAGCATTACCTGATCCTCCAAATTTCCTTTACGATTTAAATCCATATATCTTAGGAGATGTGGATAATCATACAATATTAGTAGATAAAATCTCTGATGATTGTGATTTTCTTATTGGTTGGTCTGTAACTCAGATGGATAAGATTGAGAAACTCCACAAACAGTGTCCGAATGTACCTATGATCAATTATAATTGGGATATTTATAAGTGGGTGTGGACGACTCCGCGAGATGGCGAGTATGATTTTAAGCGATATGGAGAACTGCTTAAAAAGAGTATTGAAGTATGGTGTCCTTCAGAGTCCGTAGTAAAGCGAAATAAAGAGTATTTTAATATTAAGAAAAACCATATAATCAAAACTTCAGCACAGTTTTTTGAAGCAAAAGGTCAAGTAAGGGATCGGCATTATGCTTTGAACGCAATGCGTGATATGCCCGATAAGACACTTCATTGGTTTAAGAAAGCTTGTGAGGCGCTTGATATCCCATATCAAGAGACGAATAAACGATTGAGTTGGGAGGCATATAAAGAAGTAGTCCAAAATTGCTCATTTGTAGTCTGTCCTATGTATGAAGCGTCCACAGGTGGTCTTACACTTCTTGAAGCATATCGTCTTGGTAAGCCGGTGCTGATGTCAAACTCATATTATCAGGGAGGGCAAGATTATTTTGGAGATAAGGCAGAGTATTTTCAATATGATTCGTATTCAAATTTTAAGGCGAAGCTGAAGGATATGTGGGAAAATCCTCGCAAAGTGAATATAGAAGATGCTATAATATTTACAGATCAATATACGCCTGAAAAGATGGCAGAGTCAGTTCTTAATAGATTAAAGGAGTTGAAAAAATGAAGATACAAATTTTAACATCAAGAGAGGTGGGAGAGACTTGTGCTGATTGGGCTAATGAGAATCTTCCTAAAGGTTGGGAATTATCTGAATATACAACTTTAGTTGATGAAACTGCTGATGTACTTATTTCGGTGCTTTATGCAAGAATCCTAACTCCTTCTCAAATAACAGGGAAAAGGATTTATAATTTTCATCCGGGAATTTTACCTGAAAATGCAGGATCAGGAAATTTTAGTTGGTCTATAATCAATAAAGAGAAGAAAGCAGGAATAACTTTACACGTAGTTGATGAAAAGGTAGATCACGGGGATATTATTGCTATACGAGATTTTGATGTTCTTCTTGAAGATACTGCCGAAGATCTCTTTGGTACGGGAATGGTAATATTGGTTAAGATGTTTAAGGATTATTTTGAGAAACTTCTTAAGAAGAGTTATAAGACTAAAAAACAAGATTTATCTTTAAGGAAGGTTTATACTAAAAAGGATATGCAGAAAGTAGCAGATCTTACTCATTTTGTACGCGCTCTAACTTTCGAGGGGAAAGATCGTGCTTTCTTTATGACAAAGGATGGTCGAAGAATAGAATTAGATTTTAAGGACGGCGTGGTCTAACTGCGCTGTCCTATTTATTATGAGAAGATTAAATAAAACAAATTTAAATACTCCAGAGATGTCAAACGATATGTTTATTCATAGATGGAAGGAGGAAGAACATTATATTGACTTCAAACGCTTTCAGGAACTTGTAAAGCATTTTAAAGGAGGTCGATATTTGGATGCAGGGTGTTTCAATTCTCCAATGGCTCACGAAATTATTAAAACTTTTCCAAATACGGAGTCTTGGGGACTCGATCACGCCCATTATGTTATTGAAGTTTTGAAGAAGCGCCACCCTCAAGTAAATTATATTGTTGGAGATATATACAATATGGGCTTTGACAATGAGTATTTTGATTATATAGTTATGGGAGAGGTGCTTGAACATTTAGAGAGACCGGAAGATGCAATAAGGGAAGGTATGCGAGTATTGAAGTCGGGAGGATATTTGGCGGTATCTGTGCCGTTCGAGGAGATTATCTCACAACCAGCAGTATCGGATGAGCATTTATGGGCTTATACAAAGAAAGATATTAAAGATTTATTGTCTTCTTATGGTGAAGTCGAAATTGTTACTAATAATGATAATGTTAAAATTATAATTGGATATGTCAAAAAAGCTTAAAGTCGGGCTTGTAGCTCGCGCAGATAATTCAGGTTTAGGAATTTTATCTTGGGATTTATCTAAAAATCTTAATTTTGATAAGATAATGGTAGTCTCAGCAGAATATCCTACTGATTTTGAAAGATATGATGAAGAAAAAACAACAATTTGTGATAGGGGGATTCCATCTCTTTACGAAATCAAGACTTTTCTTGAAGGTTTGGATGTCGTCCTTACACTCGAAACTCCATATAATTGGAATTTTTATAAAATAGCGCGTGAAATGGGTGTTAAGACTGCCCTTATGGTTATGTATGAGTGGACTCCTCCTCAAAAAAAGATGCCATCAGAGCCGGATATGTACCTTTGTCCTACGCAACTTGACTTTGATACGCTGTGGGGAAATAAGAAACTCGTACCAGTACCAGTCAATCGTAGGGAGGTAGAATTTAAAGAGCGTACTCAAGCCAAAACTTTTATATTTAATAATGGACACGGGGGATATGGGGGACGCAATTCTCTTCAGGAATTCTTATATGCAATTCAGATGGTCAAAGCTGATGTGAAATTTATAATCCGTACTCAAGTTCCTATGGATGAGTCAATTAGGGATTCTCGTATTGAGATACAAATGGGAGAAGTAGATTACGATAAACTTTGGAAAGAGGGGGATATTTATATTCACGCCCATAAATTTGATGGACTTTCTCTTCCACTTCAAGAAGCTCTTTCTGCTGGTTATCCTGTGATTGCAGTAGATAGAGATCCATACAATACAATTCTACCTAAAGAAATGCTCTTTAAACCTGATGCAGAGTATGAAGTACAATTACCTCTTCGAAGTATAAAAGCCGTAACTATCAATCCTCGTACATTGGCAGATAAGATTGAGGAATTTGCCGCTATGCCAAATGAGAAAATTAAAGAACTCTCTAATAAGTCAGATGAACTTGCAAAGGAGATGTCTTGGTCGAAATTGAAATCTGTTTATGAGCAAACTTTTCAAGAGCTTTATGAAGGAAAATAAAACAGCAGTAATTACTGGCATAACTGGACAAGACGGTTCATATCTTGCAGAGTTTCTTCTAAATAAGGGATATATAGTTTATGGGATTGTTCGGCGTGCCTCTACTTTTAACCGCGAAAGAATAGAACATCTTTATACTGATCATCAGAATAGAGGAGATCTTAAACTTCTTTATGGGGATGTAACAGATATTGCTTCTTTACTTTATATTTTCAAACAAGCACAACCAGATGAAATTTATAATCTTGCCGCTCAATCTCACGTTCAAGTTTCATACGAAACACCTGCTTATACTGCTCAAGTTGATGCTGTAGGAGTTTTGAATGTTCTCGAAGCCGTAAGAATACTTGGACTTAATACAAAAATCTATCAAGCTTCTACTTCTGAATTATATTCCGGAGATCCTGAAGAAGCTCCACAGGATGAAAATACCCCTTTTAGACCACGTTCTCCTTATGGAGATGCTAAACTCTATGCAAATAGTATTACAAAGACCTATCGAGATAGTTATAAAATGTTTATTTGTAATGGAATACTCTTTAATCACGAGTCAGAACGTAGAGGAGAAAACTTTGTTACTCGAAAAATAACCAAAGGACTTGCAGATATGGCAACGGGTAAAGCTTCTCACATTACACTTGGGGATATTGATGTTAAACGAGATTGGGGACACGCTGAAGATTATGTTGAGGCAATGTGGCTTATGCTTCAACAGGATACTCCAGATGATTATGTTGTTGCAACAGGGGAGACCCATACTGTACGGGAATTTATTGAAGAAGCATTTGATGTGATGAAGGATATTTCAGGATTTGATTTTGATAAGAATAAATCAATTAAATTTGATAAACATTATGTCCGTCCGAATGAAGTGAGACATCTCGAAGGAAATCCTAAAAAGATTAAAGAAAAACTTGGTTGGAAACCAAAGGTTGATTTTAAAGAATTAGTAAGAAGAATGACAACTTATGACTATGAAGATTCCTGTAAGTAAACCCTACTTAAACAAAAAGGGTAGAGAATATCTTTTAGATGCTTATGATACAAATTGGATCTCATCTAAAGGAGGTTATATAGAAAAGTTTGAACAAGCTTGGGCTGATTATAATGGTTACAAATACGGGGTAGCTACTTCATCAGGTACTACGGCGCTTACTGTGGCAATGCGTGCGATTGATTTAAAACCCGGAAATGAAGTTATAGTGCCTGATTTTACAATGATAGCATCTGCTTGGGCAGTCTCGTACAATGCAGGAGCTATTCGTTTTGTAGATTGTGGAGATGATTTGAATATAAATGTTTCCTTACTTGATAGAGCAATCAATATGAATACACGAGCAATAATGCCTGTGCATATTTACGGACGGCAATGTGATATGGATGAAGTAATGAAAATAGCTTATGAAAGAAATCTTCTTGTAATTGAGGATTCTTGTGAAGTACACGGAATTAAACCACGTGGAGATATTGCTTGTTTCTCTTTGTTTGGGAATAAGATAATTACTTCAGGAGAGGGAGGAATTTGTCTTACGAATGATCCACGTCTTGCAGAGCAGATGAGACATATTCGCTCAATGTCATTTGATAAAGATCATACTTTCTTGCATAAGAAACTTGGTTTCAATTTCAGAATGACAAATATGCAAGCGGCGGTTGCTCTCTCGCAGGTCGAAATGATAGATGAAATACTTGAGAAAAGAAAACAAATTGAAGTTTGGTATAATGAAGGATTGAAAGATGTTGATGTGGATCTAAAGTTAATGCCAAAGAGAGATGTGCTTTGGATGTATGATATAAGAGTTCGTGCTGATATAAGAAAGGAGTTTAGAAAGTATCTTGCAAAGAATGGAGTTGAGACACGAGTGTTTTTTAAGCCAATGACAGAGCAACCAATGTACCGAAGTAATACTTATACAACAACAAGAGCGTATCAGTTCTCGCGTGAAGGTTTGTATTTACCAACCTATACTGATATGACAAAAAAAGAAGTAGATTATGTGTGTATGAAAATTAGAGAGTTTTTTACTAAATTTAAAATAAAAATATAATTATGGAAGAATCAAAAGGAGTATATATAGCTGTACTTAATCAGGGAGAGATCCGTCCAGAGTTATCTTATACGATAACCGAACTGACTCATCAAAATAAGTACAGATTGCACATTACTTATCCGGCAGATAAGCCAATCTCTTTTAACAGAAATAAAATCGTTAAGGATTTCTTAAATAAAAAAGAGTACGATTATTTATTGATGATTGACTCTGACATTATTCCTCCAACAAATATTCTTGATCTTGTAGATCATCAGCAAGATATTATGAGTCCTGTATGTTTTGCATATATGGATGGAGCAGTTGTTCCTCTTGTACTTAAAGAATATTCTGAAGAAGAAAAGAAAAATCATCCTGCTCCTTATCACGTTCAAGAAATGGATGGTACAGAAGGAATGATTGAGTGTGATGCTGTTGGTACAGGATGTATGATTATAAAAAGAGAAGTGGTCGAAGCGCTAAAAGATAAAAATCCATTTAATAACCGATATGATAAACAAGGAATGAAAACTCTTGGACTCGATCTTTCTTTCTGTATGAAAGCAAAAAAGCTTGGTTATAAAGTATGGTGTCATTTAGATTTCATTTGTTCTCATTGGGCGGAAGTAGATCTTAAAACTGTTTACACAGCAGTTCGGAAGGCAAACGAAATTAAAATTCAACAAATTAAAGAAGATAAAAATGAAGTCAAAGAATCTACCCATAACTAATAGAAAAATAGTTTCACTTGTTGCAGGAAACGGAGAAGTTGGAGGATCACTCTATCGTATTTTACTTTGGAAAAAAAATCATCAGGTTTATATGATAGATAAAGAAGAAGAAGTTGATATAAAAAAAATAGATGTCTTGCATATTTGCTTTCCATATTCAAAGAAATTTCATCAGCAAGTTGAGGAGTATAAAAATAAATACAATCCTAAATTTACAGTAATTCATTCTACTGTTCCAATCGGTACATCAATCGGACTAACTGCTTTCCACTCTCCACTTCGAGGAGTTCATCCAGTACTCGATAAATCTCTTTGGACTTTTAAAAAATATCTTGCACCAAAATCTACTTGGCTTAAGAAATATTTTGAAGAGGCGGGTATTGAAATTATTGAAACAGATAATCCTAATGATACAGAAGCAGGAAAGTTATGGAGTACAACACAATACGGATGGTCTGTCATTCTTGAGAAACTTATGTACAAATTCTGTGAAGAAAATGGTCTCGATTTTAATGTAGTCTATAAAAGCTTCAATGAAAGTTATAATGACGGATATAGTAAGATGGGGATGAAACACGTCAGGAGACCTGTTTTACACCATTCAGAGGGCGAAATAGGAGGACATTGTGTTATTCCTAATCTCGAACTATTTAATTCCCCTATTAATGAATTCATCAAAGTACAAAACAATAGACTTAAGGTGCGGAAAGTGCGATCGACTTCTTCTAAAGGCAAGAGAGGGCGCGATTGGAGGATTAGAAGTTAAATGTCCAGACTCGCGCTGTAAAGTTATCAACATATACCTCTTGACTAATGAAGGATTATTTTATAGTGTAAAAGATAAGTAGGACGATCAGTCCATCTCTTCAATGCGTACAGCACGTCAAATAAAGACGTGGATTTTTTTGATACAACAACAAAATTTGGTTTATGTCAGGATGCAGATTTTCTTGTAGGATCTGACACAGACAACTACCCATTAGCCGACAAAGCAAGATCGGCTAATAAAGCTGTGCGTAAAGTCGCAACTTGGATTTGGCGTGCTGTACCTGATTGGGAGTTTGATGACTCAAACTTTACAACTCTTCCTATCGCAACAAGAGATCTTGTCGATGATCAAGAAGATTATGCTCTTCCAACAAATGTATTTGGAGTAGATCGTGCAGAAGTTTTAGATATAAATGGAGATTGGATAAAACTAATTCCGATGGATAAAAGCCAAATAAGTGTGGCATATCCTGAATTTGAAGAGACGAAAGGTATTCCTAAATTTTATGATATGGTGGGTAATTCTATTATTACAAAACCCGCTCCTGATGTAACAAAAGTTACTGAAACAAATGGACTCCGGCTTTATCTTTCAAGATCAACAGATACTTTTGCATCTACTGATACAACTAAAGAGCCGGGATTTAATCCAATGTTTCATAGCATCGTTTCTATACTGATGGCGTTGGATTATGCAATAAAGAATGTACTAACTGAAAAGGTCATCATTCTGAAACGGATGCTTTATGGCGACCCGAATGTAAAAAATGATACGGGGGAGAAGGATGATCTGCAAGATCACTACGCGCAAAGACATAATAGAGGTTTCAAACCTCGAATACGTCCGAAGCGTAGGTCGAGTATTTAATAGTTTTAATTATAATTAGCTTATGATTCTTAAAGGCGCACAACCATTACTAACTCTTAAAGGAATATTTAATGTTCGACATATGCGAGGCAACAAGTGTCTTTCAAATGAAGATATTAGTAATACAATTACAACAGTAGGATTCGCAGAAGTAGCCGGTCTTATTAATGAAGTAACAAGCATTGGTTTTAAATGGCTTGCTATCGGATCTTCATCAACAACGGCTTCGTCTGCAAATACAGCATTGGCAGGAGAAATTACATCTCCATCTTTGGCAAGAGTTTCAGCAACAACTTCAAGGGTAACAACATCGGAGACAAACGACACATCACAGTCTCTAAATACTTTTAGTTCTACTGCAACACAAGCCGTTCAGGAGGTTGGTCTATTTGATTCAAGTTCATCAGGGGTAATGCTTTCACGAGCAACATTCTCTGCTAAAAACTTGGTATCAGGAGACACACTTCAAATCACACACAAAGTTCAGGTTCAATAGACTTAAAAAGCCCTGTACTTTTTATAGGGCTTTTTTAAAGTCGCTTAATTCGTATGATTAAAGACTTATTAAAAAACAAAACAGCTAAAGAGAGAGCCAACATTAAAGGGCAAGAGATAGCCAAAGTAGATTTTCGTGGTGAATATATAAGTTCAAAATATGGTGTAAAGATTGATATTCAAAAAATTGAAGCTATTGAAGGCGGTGTGCAGGTTTTTGCAAGAGCTTGGAAAGGAAACAAGCAACTTGGTTTTGGTAAAGATGGCTCTGTTGAAATAGAAAGATTTAGGATGTTTAATCCACCTATTTTTGTAGATGACCCAAATGGAGATATAATTAAAGAAATCCGAGATGAGAATATTAAGACAGGGGAATTTATCATAAAATATAAAACCTTTCGTGAAGATCCAGCTGAAGCGACCAAACAATCACTCGCTTATACAGTTACATTAGTTGGAAAAGAAAATACTAAAATTACTAAAGGTAAGGTTGGTAAAACATCATCTGAATTTAATCCCAGTTTAGATGGAAGTGTTAGAAATGATGAATCATCATCTACGTGGAGTTCAGTACATAATGCAGGTACAGGAACTTTAGTTAATTACGACACAAATTCAGCTGACATACGTTCTTTTGTGGAGAGTGGTAGTCGTTATATTATAGATAGAATGTTTCTTTTATTTGATACAAGTGCTTTAGGTTCAGATACTATTGATATTGCGACATTAAGTATTTATGTAAATTCAAAAGTTAATCAAGTTAATGATGGTAATGACTTTATAAACATTTATACAACATCTCCTGCATCTGATTCAGCGTTAGTGACAGCAGACTATGACCAAATTGGCACAACAGTTCAGTCTACATCAATAGATATTGGAAGTGTGTCAACAAGTGCCTATAATGCTTTTGTTTTAAATGCAACAGGAGAAGGGAATATTGATGGTTCAGGAGTAACTAAATTCGGAGTTAGAGAAGGACACGATGTTACTGACAATACAATAGGAGGAGGAAGTGCAGAAAATGTTGTAAGAGTTGCAATGACGGAAGATTCGGTTGGTGATCCTAAATTAGTAGTAGAACATAGTCCATCATCAGTTGCTTATACAACATCTGTTGCCGATGGATTATCTCTTGGAGATGTTTTAGCAAAGACATACGGGACTTATATAACTCAAGCAGATTCAGTTTCTCTTTCAGATTCAATACCTTATACAACTTCATTTCTTAAGACGATCTCTGATTCAGTTTCACTTTCAGATTCTTCTTCCTTTATTTCAACTTTTACTCGTACAATATCTGAAGCTTTGTCTTTAAGTGATACAATTTCTGCTGCAATCGTAATACCAATTTCTGTAACAGAATCAATTTCACTTTCTGATACAAAAGCTCTTGTAACTTCCTTTACAAAAACAATTTCAGATACATTTTCACTTTCAGATGCAGTTACTACAATTAAAGGATTATCTGCAACAATTTCAGAATCCATTTCATTGTCTGATAGTGCTACTATGGCGAGTATAATTGCTATTACAGTAAGTGAGTCAATTACGCTTGTAGATAGTATAATAAAAGGAGGGTGGTCGTGGATCAATAAAGCAACAGATACAACGTGGAATTTTATAAATAAAAATACACCTTAATTATGGGAAGAATAATACCAATACAAATAAATAATTTTGAAGGAGGAATGGCAGATGATGTTCGTTCTGTTGATTTTCGTAAGTATGGTTTTTCTACACGTTTTGTAATACATCATAGAAAAGGTTTAGTGCCAAAATTAGATTGGGTCGCGGCGACAACTATTGGGGCTTCTTCTACTGGTTTGAAGGCATACTCTATTCAAGAGTTTCTTTATGCAAATAATAGAATCTATGGTCTTGGACGAGAAGGAAGTAGTTATCCTCAAATTGTAGAACAGACTCCGATTTCACAAACTTGGTCTCTTTCTGATACAGGATCAGGAACTTCAAATACACTTGTTCGCGGATCATTTTCTCATTATAAAAATTATCTTTATGGTTGGTCATCAGGTGGAGCTATTTTTAAATATGGAAGTATTACAACAGGAACAAAAGTGTTTACAGATGTTTTCGCAACTGTATCTACTCCGACAAATGTTGCTCAAGCTTTTGTCGGTAAAGACGATAATGTTCATTTTCCCTATGACAATATAGTTGCAAGTTATGATAATACTACTTTTACAAAAATTGATTTAACTCTTCCTGATGATATGATTATCCGTTCTACTGATAATTGGAGAAAATTTGCTGTTGTTGGATGTAAATCGAAATCTCAAATCGGGGGAGAAAATTCTAAAGTTTATCTTTGGGATTATGTTTCAGATGATATTACTGATGTGATTGATTGGGGTGATGGAGAGTTGGAAGTTATAGGAACTATTGAAGGACACATTATTGGAGTTTCTATTGTAAGGGGTGTTGAGATTGCACGGAAAATTGTTGTGAAAAGATATAATGGAGGAGAACCAAAAACTATTGCTGAATTGCCCGGATTTGATGAAGATGGAGATCTTATTGATTTGGAAAATTATAAGTCGGTTCACGATAATAAATTATTCTTTACACTTTCTGCAGTAGGTAATTTGAATGAAATGGCAGGAGTTTGGGTTGTTGGTAGAAAAAGTCCTAATGAAGAATTTGCTGTATATCAAAATGATCGACCCAATTTTACAGGTGGGAATGCTCTTACTATTGATGGTTTTATAAATTGGCGTGGTTTTCTTTTTGTAGCTCATCAAGCAAATGGCACTGTTTCTTTATCTGCAAACAATACTTATACAGATAAAGCTATTTATGAATCATTGAAATTTAATGGTAAAAATGCAGGAATTGAAAAGCAGTTAAAAGGAGTGCGTGTTACATTCAAACCACTTCTTTCGGATGGTCAGGTTGTCTTGAAATACCGAGTAAATGAAGAAACTTCTTGGACAACTATTTTTACAGAAACGAAAGATGATGTTATATCTAAAGATGCAACGCTTGAAATTACAAATGGTAAAAACTTTAAGACATTTAAAGAAATTCAGTTTAGAATTGAAAGTACGGGTAAGGCAGAGATTACTGGTTTTGATGCAAAGTTTGAAGAGTTAGATCCTAAATTTTAATTATTATGGCAGAAAAAACATTCAAACAATTAGTTGAGGAAGTGGAAGAATTAAAAGATAATGCTGCAATGCAGATTGATTTGGATGCGTCAGTTGATAGAATTGTAGATTTAGAAAGAAAAAATCAGGATAGAGAACGGGAAGAATTACCACCGCATTTTCATAAGGTCGATAAAATAGAAGTTGTGGATTTGAAAGGAGGGTTTAAAACACTCTCAGCTACGCCCACACACGTTATGGAAGAGGGAAAATTATTATTTTACACAGTAGGTTCTACGTCTTATATGGCTACTAAACTTGGTCAGACGTGGAAGAAGGTAGAGTTGTCTAATATCTAAATATGAAAATTTGTAGTAAATGTAAAAAAGAAAAAGATTTGAAAGAATATTGGAATAATAATGCCAATAAAGATGGTTTGTATCATTATTGTAAAGATTGTACGAGAGAAATGGCTCGAAATCGTATGCGTTTAAAGGGAGAGGTTGGACGAAAAGTAAGTAGAGAATATCAAAGAGAAAAAAGGAAAGATCCTATATTTAGATTAAAGCAGAATAAACGAAGCCAAGAAAAAAGAAAACGTATTAGACTTGAAGTATTACAATATTATGCAGGTATATATCCAAGATGTGCTTGCTGTGGAGAAAGTCATTATGAATTTCTTGGAATAGATCATATAAATAATGATGGTGCTAAACATAGAAAAGAAATTGGAGCAACAATTTATGGGTGGTTAAAAAAGAATAACTTTCCTGAGGGATTCCAAGTCTTGTGTCATAATTGTAATTTGGCAAAAGGATTCTATGGTCGATGTCCGCACATTTTAAAAAGTTCAATAAAGGTCGAACAATTAACAACAATATAATTATAAACGCTTATGGCAGATTTAAATGCAAATGATATACAAGAAGAAAATCCAGCAGTAGTCCCTGAAAATACAGGGGATACTACTTCTACGGATCGTATTCTTGATTTA